GCTTCTGTATGACGTCATCCGCCGTCTGTTTCGGAAGTACAGTCGGAAGATACTCTTCAGCGAAGAACGCGAGGGGAAGGCGCGAGCTGTTGCTGCCTTGGTAAGCCTGCACCAGTCCCGCCAGAAGGTTGTTTACGTCGTTACGGGCTACGCCCCCGGCCTTGAGAAGGCGGCCGATGATACGGGCGTCACTCTTGGCCATGGCGACCGGGTTTTGCCCAGCAGCGACGGGCGTAGCATTGAGGACGGGCTGAGCAGCCGCCGTCCCCTGCCCAGCGCTGGACGGCCCAGCCTGAGCGGCCCTAGGCGCAGCTTGCGGGATGGGGGCTTGGGCGACGGGAGCTGATTGAGGAGCCGGCCCCGGCTGAGGTTGGGGCGGCGGCGTTCCTGTCTGTGTCCCGGCTCCCGGATTAGGGCCACCGACGGGCGGAACCTCTGCCCTCGGCTTAGGGCGCAGGTCTTTTGCCAGACCCAGAGCGCCCCTCACGCCTGCGGCTGTCACATCGCTGAGGCCCATGGTGAGGTTGGTCGCAACATCTGCCGCAGGCGTAGCGAACTCGCTCAGGGCGGGCTTTGCCAGGGCCTGACGCATACCGGGAAGCTGCGGGCCGATCTTGGCGGCTTGGGCGCGGGGATTGATAGCGCCGCCTGCCGCATTCCGCGTGGACCACGTCCCGGCGTTGATGAGATACATTTCCAGTTCTGCAACGGGATCGTAATTCGCATCCGTCGCGAAATTTCCGGTCTTGTCCTTCAGGAAATCGTTGCCGGTCTTCTGTCCGATATGATCGGAAAGGCGCGCAATCGCGCCCGCACCTGTCGCCTCGATCGGGATCGAAGCAATCAGGTTTTCCTTGTCTTTATAGCTGGAGTTTTTCCACCAGTCGCGTACGGCGAAGTTCCCGGCTTTCAACAGGTCGCCAATTCCCCCGACAAGGTCTGGCCCATCGGCGTTGTGGCGGTTGTCCAGTTGCGTTCCCGAGGTGTTGACGCGGAACTTGGTTCCAGCGCTCTGAAGCGCTTCGCGGCCCTCATCCTGAATGGTTCGCCCACCCATCAGCGGAGCCTCAGTCGCCCATTGTGGAGCCTCGCCTACAACGCTGCGCTGCGGGCTGGCGGCCATTTCGTCATAGGACGATTGAGAAACGGACCACGGAGACGGTTTGGGAGGCTCGATTGAGCGCTTCGCCAGTGGATCAGTAGGTGCCCGCACGGAGTTATCAGCCGGCAGTTCCGGCGAGCCTGCAGCCGCATATTCGCGCTGCGCTGCCTGCCCCTGAGCGACCATGGGGTTGGTCGCGCTAAGGCCTGCGCCAGTCGAAATGCGCGCACGCGCCCTCGCTCTCGCGAGAGCCTGCTGCTGCTCTCTCGTCATTGTGGGTTGCGGGGTCGGGGCCATTATTGGAACAGGGCCTGTTCTTCAGGGGTCATGGCGTCCCATTCTTCAGGGGTCACGCCTGCGGGAAGTTCAACGCCTGCGTCCTGAACTTGGGGATCGGAAGGAAACAGGCTGTCGATGAAAGCGTCATCGTTACCGTTGTCTTTTTCGTAGGCCGCCAACTGCGCTGCATAGATCGACCGCATCTGCGGGTTCAGCTGCTGCAGGCGCTCCTGTGTGATAGGCGTACCGTCCGGGAATTTCGGGCCTTCATTTTGTTGGGCAGGCGCTGCTTGCTGCTCAAGATCAGCGATCATGCCATCCCATTCAGGGTTCCAAGCGCGACCAGCCTTGCTCTTCATGCCTTTCAGAGCGTTGAGGCGGCCTGCCGATTTCTGCTTGATGACAGCGTCGCTATCCCCGAAAGCGGGGAACCACTGGCGCTTGTATGTGTCGATCTCGCTCTTGGTAGCCGCCGCACCAGTCATGGCGCGGAGATAGCCGTCGATGAACTCGTCTGCAGCTTGATCGTAAAGCCGCTCGTTTTCGCCGCCAACAATACCAGCGACCTGCTCCATGCCGCCGGCGCGATTATACCCAGCACCCTCCTTCGCCATGATGTTGCGAAGGCCATTGATGGAAACGGTCGCGTGAAGGCCTGCGGCGCGCTCGCTTTCGGTCGGCTGGCCAGTCTGCTGGGTCGATGGCCGCGAATTGACGTATTCCTTGCCGCGCGAATCTACCTGCACGACAGTTCCGGGCGGATAGCCACGTTCAGCGACTTGCGCTGGCGTCAGGGATTGGAAGCCAACGCCATCACCAGCAGCCGAGCGCGGAGGCGCGGCGCCAATCATGATCTTGTCGTTCGGATTTCGCTTGTTGACCGCGATCACGCCGTCCGCAGTTGTGACCATATCATAGTTGGCGGGGTCAGGCTTTGGCTGGCCGGGTTGAAGCTGCCGGATCGTCCCGTCATTGAGATTTCCGACCGAGATCGCGCCATCCGGCCCCTGGATGAACTGGTTGCGCGGCTGCTTCAGCTTCTCCTGCTCCATCGCGAGCTGGGCACGCTGATATTCTGACATCGGCTCCGGTATGTTCGGAGCCATCCCAGCCTCACCCATCAGCACCGCCAAATGCGTGTCGATCGCTTCGTCCTGCATCAACTCAGGCGGAATCTGCTTGCCGATCGATTGCGAGATTTGCGGAAGCGCCTGCATCCGCTGTTCCATGGGAAGCGCGCGGATGTTCTGCAGCATGGCGATCTGTTTCTTGACGCCCTCGGCCTTGTCGGCTTTCGCCTGATCCTGTCCGGCCTGCCAGCCTTTGGGATCAAGCCCGCGCTGGAAGCCATTCACCGCCGAACTGAGCAGCATGTTCTGCTGCTTGGGCTTCGGTGGGTTGAAGTTGGCGCCCATGGGCATTGCCAGCGCGTTGGAGCGAGGCGCGGTTTGCGGAGCAGGCATCGGAGCCGGGGCGACTGCTGTTGACGTTTCCATGCCCGGAACTGGCATCCGGCGCGTAGGGTCAACGCCCATCGGAACGGGACGCGGCATCATGGCGGAAAGCGCGTTAGCCATCAGCCCCATCCCCAGTTGGTCTTGCCGAATGTGTTGAGAGCGCCAAGAGCGCCGCTGACGCCTTGGTTCAGCCCGGCGTAACCGGAAGCCAGAGCGTTGCCGGTTGCGGCGCCCTTGTTGGTGAGCGCGCTGCCAGCGTTCGCGCCGAAGTTTGTGGCCGAGTTGTTGGCCTGCGTTGTGGCCGTGCTGTTAAGCCCAGCCAGATCGGAAAGACCGGCAGTGTAGCTATTGAAGGCGCCACCGAGCCGGTTTTTGCCACGCTCATCCAGTGCAATCGACTGAGCCCCGGACAGCACCTTGCCGCCCTTGGCATAGGCCGCGTTCACGTCAGGCGTATCGACGCCCCGGAATCCTTTGACCGCCATGTCGTAATAGGGCGTGGCTTCGAATGCCTTCATCGGACTGGCCAGAGCGTTGGCCCCGCTTGTGGCTCCACCACCAGCAGCAGGCGCAGCCGTCGAGAGCACCGGCACGCCATTGGCTCCGACTTCATACCCGGCCAGCAGCGGGATCTTCCGATCCGGCGATTGCTTCTGGAACCAGTCGAGATAGGCGTTCCGGTTGCCACCAAAGAGTGCCTGAACATCGGCCTTGGGCCAGCCGTTCTTGCTCACCTGGAGGTCGGGATTGTCGTTCCAGAACTTGTCATAGTCATAGCCCTCGGGGGCGATGGTCTGCTTGGTCTGCCAGTTGTCGCCGCCGCTGCGGATCAGGCCACCGAGCGCGCCGCCGACAGCGGTTCCCACAGGACCAAAGAACGAGCCCGCAGCTCTCCCTGCTGCCGCTGCCAGTGCATTCGGCCCGCCGCCGCCTGTATGCCCGGCAACCGGCTGGCCAGCGCCCCAGTTCGTGGCAAGCCCTTGCGCATTGGTCCCGCCAGACGACATGCCGCCATTGGAGAACGCAGCCTCATAGTTCTGCGGCCCGATGCCGTAGATATTCGCCAGCGCATTGGTCGCAGCGCCACCCGTCATGTATCCCGGGCGAGCCAGTGCGCGTTGGTCGCTGTAGATGCCGCGTTGCAGATCGACGACCTGCTGAGCCGCATCGGCATTTGCGTTTGCAGACGCAGTTCCGCCCTGACCTGACAGCCAGCCGCCAGCAAGGCTGCTGCCCGCATCGATCAGGAGCGGGAGCCAGTCGCCCCAACCGCCAGACGTGCCTGTGGGTACGCTGGTACCAGACGAGCTGGCGCCGTCATAGTTTGCAGCCATTACAAAAACCTGAGAGTGATTAGACGAAGCCGTTGCTGATCGAGATGCCGACGTTGACGACGGCAGTTGCAAGGAGTGAGTCAGTCACCGTGCATTTATAAACGGCCTCGGCGCCGGTAGCCGACGAGAACTTGGTCGCTGCTGACGAGGGGCTGAGCACCGTGACGGCATCCCCGCTGACGTAAGTCCATGCGTATGTATAGGGTCCGGTTCCGCCCGCTGGCGTGACGGTTACAGTGTTGGTTTGCACCACTCCGCTAACGCCGAAACCGCCTGCTGATATCGGACTTGCAGAAGCCGAGAAGGTCAGTGTCTCCGCGCCGACAACGTTTACCTGCTCCTGCGCCGCATTGGCCGTTGCCTGCGCCGCACTGGCCGCTGCTGCTGCTGCCGCCGCCGCGCCGCTGTTGACGTTCAGCCCTGTGCGCTCGCCTGCGAAATAGGTGTACCAGGGCGGGTTCATCAGCCCGGTTTTCAAATCCACGAGCGGGACCGCGATATTCGGTATCTTCGGTTCCTGCTTCGGGTCAGCCAAGCAAGGCTCCGATGCTCTGGCTTAACTGGCGCGTGATCGAAGTGGCGTCCGTCACGTTGTTCACGACTTCGACCGGCGTTCCCGTGGTTTCTGGATCAGCGCTGAGATAAGGCGTCAGCGTCGTCACCTCGCCCTCGCGCGTCATTGTCAGCTTCACCCGGTCGGCAAAGGGGAACAGCGCCTTGCGTCCGGCTGCGACCTGTTTGTTGTTCACTCGTTCACCCTGACGCCCGTGTAAGCGCTCTTGACCGGGTCGGTTTTCCGGAACCAGAAGATGATGCCCTGACGGCCAACACGGCCCAGCCGGCGCCACGCCGACTCCGTGCTGTAAGCGCCCTGCGCTCCGAGCGGACGCGCCTCCCATGCCGACCATGTCTGGCCGTTGTCCTTGGAGAAGCACATTTCGACCTGCGGGTTCTCACCCTGCCCTGTAGGCGTCCCGATGCCCTTGGCGCCTTCAAGGAACAGGCTCGTGATAGCCGTCCGGTCTGGAGCTGCCGTCAGCGCCGCGCTGAACTCGCGAGAAATGTGGACCGGGTCTTCGTCCGGATCATCCTCCACATCGCACAGATAGTCGTCGCCAAGCTCCACGAAGCGATTGAATAGCGCCCCGCCGAACACCCGCGAATTCTGGGCAGGCCCGATCATGACCATGTGCTGGACATGCCATGTCAGCGACGATGAAGCCGAGCGGGTATGCCAGATGGGCTCACCAGCTTGTGACGACGCCAGCACGTCGTAGAAATGGCAGCCACTAAGCGTCCAGAACCCTACGAAGATATGCCCGCGCGACGTGTAGGTCATCGCGAACAGGTTTTCGGAGCCGTATTGCCGCAGTTCTTCAGCCAGCCACGGCGGCGAAATCACCTGCGAGGCTCCAGCCGCCAGCCTGCGGACGTTGAACGTGTTGTCCACGAAGAATAGCGAGTTATCGGCCTCAACAATCCCTTCCCGGCAAGCACAGCCGATCTGCTGGATCATCCCGCTTTGAACGGCGAGCGGGTCGGATGAATCTCCCGTCAACGTCCATGGCTCGATTGTCTTGGTGCCGAAGACATAGACATACTCGCCCAGCGTCTTCACCGCCACGATGGCGTCAGGCGAACTCTCCGGCGTGTAATAGCTCAGCGCAGTCGTGTTATCGAGGTCGCTTACCTCGGTGAACCCGAACTGGGAACCGAAGCTGAATATCCCGCGCTGCCCGATCGTGGTGACGCTCGAAAAGGACGAGACGCCAGCAAAGGCCAGCAGGGCGGCAAAGTCTGGATCGGTCACAGCCGCAATGGCCGTCCCATCGGAAACATAGAGCTGGCCGTTGAACAGCCCGAAGCCTTCGTTCTCCGTGAACGCCAGATCCCCGCTATCCGTGCCAGCTATCGTCCCGGTCAGGGCCGTTGCCAGTGCATCGGTGGCCGGGTCGAACAGCTCGATCGTATCCCCAGCCGCGATCAGCACCTTGCCGCCGGCGTGGCCGTCCGTCTGCCAGACGCCACGGATGTTGGCGTCCATGATCTCCCAGGTCTTAGTACCCGGCGCCTCCAGCAAGACCCATGGCCGCTCCGGGTCGGCCTCATGCCTCTCCGGATAGACGTTCTTGCAGAGCTTTGCTGGCAGCCCCACCACGACGGAAAGGGCCGCAGAGAGGGCGAAGGGAACTTTCATTAGAAGAAGTCAGCCCGGGTCGGCATGTCAGTCCGCTCCGTGCTCGCCGTCAGGCGCCGAAGCTCGGCGAGCGAACGGTCTTCATTCTTTGCGCGAAACGCTGACGCCTCAGCCTCGCTCATGTATTCATCTGCACAGTGGCAGGCCACATACCATGCCAGATCCTGAAAGATCGCAGCCGGATATGCGCTGTCTTCCCAATAGCAAATCTGCTTGTCCCGCAGCTTTTCGTTGATGTCAGCAATGGCTGCTTCAACGTCGGCGGCATCTGTCGAATTGGCGACTTCACCAGCCGCCAGAACCTTCAGGCGGCCAAGGACACGGTTTCGCAGTTCTGCAAGGGTGCGATCAGCCATGATCAGGCCTCAGGGTCCAGATCGCCCCAGTCATCGTCTTCCGATTTGGCGACTTGGGCTGGCTCATCAGCGATGGCGGGTTTTGCAGGCTTGCGGCCACGCTTCACCGGCTCAGCTGCAGGAGTTGCCGTCGCAGCAGGCTGGCCCTTGCCTGCCTTGCCTTCTCCGACTTCGAAATGCGAATTGCCCTGAAGCTTCTTCAGCGACACCGGGTCGAGGTCATCGACCCCGACCCAGGCGCCTTTGAGGAAGGCGAGACCGAAGGCTTGGATA